ACACCCTGATGGTGCGCTTCAAAGGAAGTGTAATCCGTCATCATGACAGGCTGGTCTCCAAACGCCTCGCGCAACATCCGCGGCCACTCACGCGGATTGCGACCTTTGACGAAGAACTTTGAAATGCGACTACCGTGGAAAATGGCTTTGTCAATAGCGTGGACAAGGGGACCCAAGATCACTTTAGATTCATCGGTGTAAGAGTTAATGGCACGAGGGCATTTCGCCTTCCCATACTCCTCCACCTTGATGAAGCTCTTGTTCTTGATGTACGCTCTAGTCACACGCCTAGCCCTGGGGACCAAGGCGAGAAGCTGTCGCTTCCGCTTCCCCGGGTAACCACTCTCCGCCAGCCAGGTCTCAGCATTAGGCACGTCCTCGTCTGTGATTTGAGCCAGGTTAACACGAATGAATTCCTTGGCAAATCTTTCGAAATGCTTCAATCTCTCTTCGTTGCCAACTGGCATCTCTCGTCCTGCTCTCCCCATAACACTGGCAATAGCGTTGGCCCGACTCTTAGGATCCGGAATCCAATAAGCAAGATCGGGAACGCCAGTGTTTGGGTTCACGAAGCGCGCGCCGCAGGAGAAGGCAGCCACACGATTGTGGACCTCCATTTGCGGTTTACACCTCAACGCCACATCGGAAGACATGGACTTCATCCGCACGTCCACCTCCCTTATGTCATACCCGACTACGCCGTGGCGGTAGCTGCCGGGTCCTGAAAAAGTTGTGGTAGTCCAACGGCATACTTGATGCCGTGGAGACGTTGGCAACGATATGCCAGTGCGTAGTGCTCGGGTTGAACAACATCAACGTTGTGCAGATTCATAGCACTTGCCCGCAAGGCTATGTTCTGGGTGGCCAGGGTGATGTCCTTGTCCAACTGCATGATGCACTTTGCCAACCTCGGCAGGTGGATCTCCTGCAAGAGGTTCTCCCTTATCTCATAGTCAGCGAGAGTCAGGGACTTGTACTCACCTTCGTGCTCAATGAGCTTCTCATGGCGAACCCTGATCATACGTCCGGGTTGGCTGGTCCCCGGCGTGCTGCGATGGCAGCCCCTGCGCTGATCCACAAAGATGGTGGGCTGGTCAGTGAAATCGTGGGTCATCCTGTAGAAGACCAGGTCGTCTGCGGCGGTGTTGCGCCGGTTGATGAACGCCCCGATGAGGTAGCCGACGATGCACGCGATGTCCCAGATGCCCGTGAGTGGTGTCCCCGCGAACAGGTAGAATGCGAGGCAGAGGACGAACCACAGGGCGGCACGGGATTTCCGAGTCTTTGGCCCTGGGGCGATTCCGCCTTCGCACCATCGCACGTGGTCTGCGTACTCCACCGCATCATCATCGTAGATGGCATCGGTCCGCATGACGCGGCCGTAGCTGGCGAGGTCCTGTCCTTGCATCGCATACCAGTAGACACGTCGCTGCTGACCGCAGCCCGGCGCGGGCGTGGTACGGAACTCAGGATCCTCGGGTGGGGCTCGCGGTTGTGCCGCTTGCTCCTCGGCACGGGCCCTAGCGGCGTCAGCACCGGCAATTGCTGCCTCTGGGTTTGCAGCGAGCACCGGGTCAATGCCTGCTCTGGCTGCGGCCAGGACAGCCTGGGCGATCAGTTGGCCATGTGCCGCAGGATCTGGTTGGCCGTTGGCCCGGCCTCTCCCTCTGCCTCGGCCACGTCCACGTCCTCTGTCAGGCTCCATGTCATCTCCATTGGTGTACTCACCGTTGTTGCCGTTCAAGTGTGAATTGGCTGCAATCCACGCCCCGCAGATGGTGTCGCGCGTCTGCCCTGTGACACAACGCTGGTGGAGCACTACCGGATCCACGCGCAGGGTGCCGACAGTGGTCAGTGAGTGTTGGGTTTGGAACCATTCCTCACACTCGCCCATGACAATCGGATTCACCACTTGATGGACCACGCAGATGTTGTAGGAAGAGATGTCCTCTTGGCTCGTCGGGGCCTGGCACACAAATCGCACCAAG